CAAACAAAACAAGTAGTAGTATCATCCACACTACACTCCATACAATCATGGGTCAAAAAATCCAAACATCAGAATCATAGAGACAACTATAGTGATATACACTGCTGCATGTACAATCATAAGATTGCCTCCATAATAAATTCTTTTGATAATATTGGTTCTCCAAATAAATCTAACTGTAAACCATCTGCTTCTACAGTAACCTTATCTTTATCTTTGCGTGTATGCTCCCAATAACATGTGCCATCTTCCCTTACCCAGAACCAACTGGTGTCATGTGATGTCAATAAAAAGACACCATAGAGATGTGGATATGTTTTCTTTGGATTTTTTTCAACCACTGTACCCAAAGGGGTACGATAAAAATTAGGATTTATATCTTCACCCATATGCTATTGATGGTGAATATGCCACTGCAAAAATAATTATCCCAAATAAAATAGTTGTAGTTGTGACAGGTATTTTATTCATTTTTCCAATCCTCCTTTAAGATCTCATATAAAGAATAAGGATGCTCCTGTAGATAGGGAACATCCTCTCTTGCAAATCTTGCTGCTTCAAATGCATCATCTGCATATTCACAGATATGTTGTTCTGTGTGTCCTTGGTCATGCCAAGCAAGGGTGTAATGGTGCATGATAGTTTCAATTCCAGTACATTAATATTTAGTCTATCATACTAGGTAAAAATACGCAGTTATGTGTGGGTATCCACACTAACAATTCTTATTCAAATCCTCTGCCATATTACCACCAATATCAGCACCTTGTTCACCACCAAACATTGCTACCCAACCAGCAGCAACCCAACCAATATAAGGGATATTGGCAAGACTAGGAGCAGCACTAGCACCAATACTAGTCCCAACCAATCTGCCTGTACCCTCTGCTGATCCAATTGCTTTGATACAGGCTTCACTTTTTCGTATAGCAGTTATATCTGCTGCCTCCTGTTGTGTTAAACCTGGTTGACCATCTAACCAAGACCTAGAATTAGATACTGGACCTCCCTGATTAGTCTGACCATCCATTACATACTCTTCAACTATCTTAGTTGTATTGTTTGAGAGTCCTAAGAAACCTGCCTTCTCCTTAATATCTTTTGTGATATACATTGTCTTAGGATCATTTGCAGTATAACTTATCTTATATCCATCTTTATCTGCTGAGACAACATAAGATGTATAAGGAGTTACTGGTATGTCTATCTTAGGTAGTTGATCTTTATTGTTATTATTAGTGGCAATGTAACCAATCATGCCAACATGTGATATGCCTAGAAGAGTTCCTAGACTTATCCCAATCCACTTATTCATTTTGTATCAGGTGTAATTTTAACTGGTGCTTGTTCTATTCTTATTGTCTGTGCAGGTGCAGTCTGTGATGCTGCTGCTATGAGTTTCTCCATATCACTCTTGCTTACTCCACCACTAGCACCACCTTGTGCTCCTCTCTTTGAAGTGGTGACGCCAAAAGTTGCGAGAACGCCTGTAAATACAGAAGCGATAAAAGTTGGATCCAGATCTTGTTTAGGTATCTTAAGAGCAGATGGCAACTCAACATATGCTAGTGTGAGTATTGCACCACTCCAAACAAGAATTCCTAGTCTTACAAAAGTAGAGAGGAGCATCATCTGCTCTTCTTTATCCTCTGCATGGTCTTTCAACTTGCTGAAGAAACCTTTCTTTTCTTCTTTTTTTACTTCTTCCTTCTTTTTCTCTTCTGCCATAATATTAATGTATCTAATATATATAGCAACTAAAATATTAGAGATGTTGTAACACTAAGGATAATAGATCCTGTGAACATCCAAGGTACATATTTAATTGGAATCATATTTCTTCTCATCATATCAGTCCTAATGAACCTGCAGTTACTCCTACTGCAACAAAGAATGCAAATTCTAGAATACCATGTGCAGAGTTTGGAATTTCTAGAAACTTAGAATTTAAATGAGTCATTTTAGCTTGTGCTCCTCAGCTACTAATTTTTATGTGTAAATGTATTGTAAGATGCTCTCATTAAAGAAAACATATGCTGCAATACTTGAAATGAAAAGTGTTTGATACATGAGTAATAATACTTAATATAAAGTATATAGGTATTTTTACTCTTTGTCAAGCTCCTGATGGAGCATATGCAGGTTGCATTTGTGCAACCCTTATCCCTTTACCACCTTGAAAATCATCATCGTCATCATCATTTGCCCTAAGAAGCAATTCAATTAGGACTAAAGCAGCCATAGGATAGAAAATCCATAAGACTGCTTTAAATATTGATATTGTTTCTGTAACTTGATAGAGGTCACTCATGCAAATGTGTATTGTAAAAGGATATGAATAAGTATTTAGTTTTGTAAAGTTTTAAGTGGAAAAAAAATTATACCATAACTGGTGCAAAATTTCCAACTATTGCAAAGAGTGAAATAAGAATTGTCAATCCTGCTGTTTTTTCCTTAGACATTATACTAAACCAAAGAACATGTGACCTGTTGTGATGTAGGAGAATGATGCTGCTACTAAACCTAACATGGCTAGTTGACCATTAATCCTTTCTGCTACAACCTTCTGTCTTTCTGGTTGTCTGCGTGTTGTTTCTGCTGTTGAATTTGCCATTATACAAAACCTGGAATAAGTTGACCTGTTGCTGTGTATGATACACATAATACAATGAATGCCATCATTGCTGCACGTCCTTGTGCTTTGAAGAAGATGTCGTTATTGGACATTAGAATATACCTGGAATGATGTTTCCTGTTGTAGCATAAGCACCAACTGCTGCTACGAAACCAAGCATTGCTGCCCAACCATTAAATCTTTCTGCTTCTGGAGTCATGAGTTTTTCCTCTTTAGTAATTGTGAATTGTGAATTAAGTTTCATTTAGAATAAGCCTGGAATAATCCAACCTGTGAAACCATAGTTTATGAATGCTGCAACGAATCCCATCATTGCTAACCTTCCATTTATTTGTTCTGCATCCTTCCAGTAGTTGGAAGGTGTTTTTGTTGTTGTAGATGAAGTCATTAGAATACACCAGGAATGATTTGACCTGTTGTAGCATATGCTCCAAGTAATGCAACGAAACCAATCATAGCCCAACGACCATTGACCTTCTCTGCATTTTGTGGGTAGCCATCATATGAGATAGACTCATCAATGTATGACTTTGTTTCAGATGGATACATGTTTTGTCTACCACCAGACTCAGTTGTAACAGTCATTGAAGTTTTATTAATTTATGTAACTATATTATATATAAAATATTAAATTTTGTCAAATTTCTTAACATAGTGATATCCACACCTAGTAAAACAATGCTTATATATATGATAATTTAATCTTATGTAACAATATCTACACACTGTAGTTTACCAATCTTCCTCATCTTCAACAAATGCATTTGGGTTTTTAATATTATATTGGTGACAATATCCATGAACATCTACTTCCATTTTGTAATGTGCCTGTGTATGGAAGAACTCTATCATTATGAATGAACCTATAATTAGTAAGTTGGAATAGGTAACAGGATGAGTAATAACTTCTAATATTTTTTTCATACAAATATTCTAGCATAAAAAAAGACCCTTGCAATGCAAGAGTCTTGGGTTTGTTCCTTTTGCAGAGACCGCACGATAAGGTCTCAAGGTTATTTAGAAGTTGAACTTAGCACCAATCTTAGCACCCCAGTTCTTCTGGTCATCATTGTTGACTTCAGTTGTGATAAGTGATAGTTCACCATAAACACCTAAAGTTTCTGTTGCTGCATATGAAGCACCAACCTTACCAGAGATCTCTCCCTCAGAACCATCTGTTCCATCAACTGCAACTAATGCAGGACCACCTTGAATGTAGTATCCAAGTTTGCCTCTTGTTCCTTCATATCCAATATGGATATCTGTAGTTGCTCCAGAATACTCGCCATCTGGATATGAAACATTAGATTCAACGTTAACGTATGGACCTGCAAAAGCAGATGTAGCGATGAATGGAGATGCAGCAACAGCTGCTAATAGAGGTTTAAACATTTTTTTATTGTATTGTCTCGCATGGGTAATAAAATAACCCTTGCGGATGGTAGCTTTCCCGACATGGAAAACTTTTTACATCTACATAGGGTTACGATCTTTCGAGTCCTTTGTATAATGTTATTTATGTCAACTGTCACATGTGACAGTTATAATATATCTGATCTTTAACATTTTGTCAAGTTTATTCTTTGAGTGAGGATTCCACTATCCTTCCAAGATAAGGATCATAGTCCATCAAATGATCTATGGTAGTTGAAGCACCATTCTGACTCCAGTAAGCAAACTGAGCTTCATAGTTACCCTTATGAAAGACATCAATATGCTCTGGATGTATTGATGAACCCATCTCTAGTTTGTATAAAAGAAGTGGAATAGTATATGTGTTACCAGAATTGTATAGGAGATCATCAGCAACTGCTCTAGGTTTGACACCATTATCTAATCTATACTTGTCTTCCCCTCTCCAGTGAAGTCTCATCATCTTCTCTGCATGATGTCTGCTGATGACATAGCAAGCAGTAGAGAACTCATTTACAAATCTCTTATGTATTCTTAGATTGACATCACCTGTGCATATCACTGCTATCTGAACTAGATCCCAATCATAAGGAACCTTTGCCATGAAATCATTCCAAGTAAAGTTCCAGTAACTTACTAGATCTAAACTACAATCATCTTCCATCATGATTGCATATGGACTATCAGATGTATCTAACCAATGTCTGATTGCTTTTAGATGTGATGTAGTGCAACCAACCTCACCACTTGACATGTGATCAGGATATCTACCCTTTAATATATCACTCAGGTCATCTTCTCTACCATCATATGCAGAGATTCTTTCAAAGTTTTCTACTTCCCAATACTTAAACTGAGCCTGCATATACATCCATCTCTCTGGTTGTTCATCCAGATTGATACAATATACAGGACCAAAGTCTTTTAATTTATATGCTGCTTTGTTTCTATCCATGTAGCAATTCCATTATGTCTATTGTAGGAAACCATCCTAGTTTTGTCAATTGAGTGATGTCAGCACATAAACTATCTGGTTCATTTGGTGTGTGTTCTAAGATAGGAAGATCACTCTTACCCATTCTCATAGCAAGTTCAAGAACAGAATAATTTTTACCTGTTCCTATATCTAATACACCTCTAAATTTATCAGGTATGAGATAACAGATTGCTCTTGCTACATCATGCACATGAATCCAATCTCTTCTATGTCTTGTGATATACTGTGCAGTTCCTTGTTTTAACATCTCATATAACATATCATCTCTACTACCTTTCTCTGCCCATACATTAAAGAATCTCATACCCACACTATTATCAGGTGCCATAAATTCATTTACTTTCTTTGTGATAGCATATGGATTCTGCCACCATCCATGAGCACCAGCAGAACTAGCATACAATAATCTAATATTATTTCTACCACAATAATCAAATAATCTTTTTGCCTTTACTACATTATTATCCCAAAACTTATCTGGATCTTCAACACTATCTCTCAGAGCAGCATATGCAGCAAGATGAATGATGACATTATATTTTACACCATTACATGCAATAAATCTTATGATATCACGAACATCATCTGGTTTATCTAAACCATCAACTTTATAACCTGTTTTTGTAAGATGTTCATAGACATGGCTACCAATAAAACCTTTATGTCCAGTAACTAAAATTTTCATTTGTCATTAAAGAAATCATCACATTGTATTGCTTTATCATCTATAAAGAAATCAGCATGTGGTTTACCTAGTATCAACTCATGATATTTACATCCCCAATCCTTTA